CACCCTCTGTCTTCTCATCGATCTCTGGAAGTGCTATCAGAAGCCTGTATCCCGTTGGTTCTGGTAGCTTTGCGTGAAGGTTATCCTCTACCTTCGTGTTATCGACTTTAATTGTCGCAACCATATTGCACCCATTTGCAGTGATTTAAAGGTTCACAGTTACCTTGCGTGGCCTATCCACGAATAATTAAGAATTAACTAAAAAATTTTTAGCTTTCAATATATTTTTTTTCTATTTCTGATAAATCTTCTTCTAAAAGCCTAAAAGCTTCATACTTTCCTGTTAACTTGACATAGTCTTCATGGGTTGTGGCCCCACCTTCTGCCAAGAAAAGTTCTATTGAACTTTTATAGTCTTCTATTTTAGATTTAATTAAAGCTATTAGTGGATCATTCACTATCTCTATCAAGCTCCTTGGCTATTTCTAGGCCAAGTTTAGCCCCCTCCCGTTTATCTTTTCTTTGTTCTTTATCAAGCTCGGTAGCAATTCTAGCACCAATCGATGCACCTGCTCGTTTGTTCTCAGACTTAATTCTTTCAGCTTGTAGATCCAAATTACCAATCTTGGTTGTAGCATCAAGGTCAAGACTTGCCCTATCCATCTCAATTTTGTGCTTAAGCTCTGCTTCTTTAATCTGAAGCTCACGCTGTTGAATAACGGTAAGAGGGTCTTTTGCCGCTTCTTCTGCTTGCTGTTGTGCGGCCTCTGCTTGGTTTTTGCCAAGTAGTTTCTGTGCTGCCTCTGCCGCAAGACGAGAAATCTCTTCTTCTGTATCTTCTGGTAGCGGCTGATCTTCGCTTGGCATCTCCACACCAAGCTGTAGCTGTATCTCTTTGCGATACTGAAATGCAACGTGTTCGGTGATATGTGCCGCCATAGCGCTCTGTATAGCTCCTGCAAATGGTGATTGCCCCACAATCTGTTGTATTTTGGGGTCTTGCATGGCTGTCATATGCACCTGAATGTGCGCTTCATGATCCTGATACATAAACGCCTTAACAGGCTCCTGCTTCAGAATAGCCATGTTTTCTGAAACTGGATCTTTTGGCTTGATGTCATCTGGTAGTTTAATAATATCGGCTGCTTCACTAATACCCAGAACTTCTAACATCTGCCTGTGTAGTTTCCCCATGTCGTATAGCTGCGGTGCTTGTTGTGCAAGCTGAAGCGCGGCCTGATATTGCATCACCCTTTGTGACATTGTTGCTGCGTTTGGATCTGATACTGGGACAACATCAACACGACCATCAAAGTCTTTTGTTCTATTGAAGTCACCATCCATTTCGTAGGAATACTCTTCTGGCATATAGTCGTGTATAATCTTTGCTAGTATTCTCAGTTCCTGCTTGAGAGCAGCATGTAATCTTGCTTGTACCCCAGACATCACTTTCATGGATCTTTCCATAAGAGCTAGGGTTGTTCCTACTGGAGCCTGTGGATTTGTATCGCCTACCTGTACATCGGCAACAGAACCTATTCTGCGCCCTTCTTCAACGATATTTCCGAGTAACGAGTAGAGTACGCTTGATGGCTCTTTGTAAGGAATAAATGTAATTGAGTCACGGATAGCACCGCCCGGTACGTCCACATCCCTAAACTCGCCCGGCATAAGAGGTGCATCATCACCTTTGATGCGGAGACCGCGAGCTTTAAGACCTGCAGGTAAATTCGATAACGTACCCGCATCAACAAGTTGTCGTAATATTGAGGTGGCTGATTTCGCCAAGCCTCCAATGAGGTGAATAAGTCCTGTGCCGTAGAATCCCAAGCCCGGTAGGTATCGGTAATGTACGAAATGCATACGTTTCTTTTTCTTTTCATCGTCCTCGTACCAGTTTCTTCTAATAGATAATATTTCTGTAGATGTCTTATCGATTGTAATCACATATGGTCTGGCTATTCCATCAGGGTCATCAAACTCCTCTGGCATGTTCATATCGACATGCATTTCTAGGATTGTATGACGATCATCATCTTCGATAACAGATTCTTCGCCAGATAATTCATTGTCTTTTTGTTTGATGTCCGAGTAATCTGGCTGGGGATCTGGTAATTCAACATCACGATAGAAACCGTTTACCTGCAGTTGAAGAACTTCATTTGATGTTTTTTTCATCACATGCGTATATCTTGGGCATGTTTTCAGGTCTGATGCCCCATAAGACACAACAAAATCCTCAGATGGCACAAACATAGCGCATGGTCGTTCCATCAATGGATCATAGTAAACTTTCTTAAATGCTGAACCTGCGATAGGTAGTTTAAAAAGCATTTGCTCCATTTCATCGCGGTATTCCGACATCTCTTCGGTCAGCAAATAGTTCATTTCGTTTTCTACACGAAATGCCTGATCCTTCTTTTCGGTATCGTTTTTGCCAACAATTTTGGTACGCACTGGCCCTGCAGGGGGAAAAATCTCTCCCATAGCCTGTGCTTGGAAACGGACGACAGCTTCCGTGAGTATTGGGTGAAAAACCCCAGAAGCCCCAGCCCACGGTTGCTGTCTGTCCTCAACCTTCATGCCCAGAAGGTCTAATCCTTTGACGTATGCCTTTGCCCAGTCTGACCTGCTTTCCTGATCTGCTTTGAAATCAGAAACCAATTCGCTTGCCATTGACTGCAATACATCTTCGTCAATAACTTCTGCTAGGTTTTGATCATGGCCCTCGCCCCCTAAAAGCTCTTCAGTCATTTCTCCTTCAAAATCGATGATGATGCCGCCATCCTCTGTTTCTACAGAAACGGCTTCAGGATTGACTATCTCAACCTGCACTGCCTCTTCCTGAACATCATCTTCTACCTCGAAGGGTGTCATCTGCTTTTCGATTGCCATGATCTGTCCTTTGCAAAAGTTCTTTCGTCAGTATAGCAGAACAATTAATAATATTCTACTGGTCTTCTGTAAGTTGGCTCATCATCCCAATCATCTGTTGGGGATCTAATCCAGCCACCTTGGCGGAAACGTATCAATGCTTGTGACATCGAGTCAACATAATCGTCATGATCTCCTGATGGGAACGAGGCCACTTCTTCCATAACCTCATCTGCAAATCTTGTGTCTGGACACCAGACCACACCGCTCGCAAACAGGTCAGAAACCGCATTTACACGGGCTATTTTGTCCTGTCCCCTTGATGGAGTAAACTCTGTTACAGGCAAACCCATAGCCCTCAGTTCGAATATCAAGGGCGCACCAGACGCTTTTTTCTCCACGACAAGCTGATCAGGCTCGTATTCCCAATACTTGTCGTATGCAGCCTTCTTCAGGTCAGGAAACTCCAGTTTTTCCTTGTATGCGTCCAACATAATTAGATTAGGAGCCATTCTTCCGTCATCATCTGGGTGATAAAAGATCCCCCATGTGGTTACAGCGCTGTAGTCAGAGCGTTCTGTCTTCAAAAACGCAGTATCCCACGACTGAATGATCGCTTCGCAAGGCGGTGGGCTACTTTTGTTCCAAGTTCTCCACCATTCTCGCTTAATTAGCGCCCCTTCTTCGGATGTGGGGTCTTGTTGGTACTGTGCAGACCACTTGCCCACTGGAATTTCGGCCTTAATTGCCTCTAATTCGTCTTGACCCCAAAACTCAGGCCATAATGGCTTACCCGAAGGCATAATTGCAGGGAACTCTATGACTTCCCATTCGTCAGAACCTATCCTCTCAGCAGATTTGTTGATAATCTGCCCTGTCAAATCTCTTTTTGACCATCTGGTCATCACAATAATGATTGCCCCTCCGGGCTGTAGACGCTGTCTGGGGCCAGAGGTGTACCATTCGTAGACCCGATCATAGACTTCGGGGTTAAACTGGCCTTGTTGAGCGTCCTGTTCGCTGTGAGGGTCATCTATGATCAGAAGATCCGCCCCCTTACCCGTAACCGCACCGCCAACACCAATCGCAAAGTAGTCACCGCTCCTGTTTGTGTTCCAACGACCAGCCGCTTTTGAGTCTGACGACAGGTCTATGCCCTGAAATACCTTCTTGAAGTCCTCACCCTGTATCAGGTTCCTGACCTTACGACCAAAGCCCACTGCCAGTTCTGCAGTGTGTGCCGTTTGAATAACCTTTTTTTCTGGAAACTGCCCCAAAAACCAAGCGGGAAGAAGATAAGACGCAAATTCTGACTTGGTATGACGGGGTGGCATGTTGATGATCAGCCTTTTTAACTCCCCCCTAGCTACACGCTCAAAAGCCTCAGCCATAATCTTGTGATGCCGACCACTAATAAAACTAGGCCACATCATTCGAGTAAATGCCAGAAACTCAGACTTAGCCTTTTTCTTGTTTTTCAGCTCTTCAAGCTGTTCCAGATCAGCAAGTAAGTCTGCCTGTGCCTCCAAAGGAAGCTTCTTTAGCTGTTCGAGTATTTTCTCATGCTTCATCGTATCCTCCACCCAAGTGGTAGACACTGCCCATAACTGGGTGGGGGGAACAGTGCCTACCGTGGATGAAATTGGGATAAAAAAACATCCGCGTATAGTATAATATATATATATAATAATTAATATATATAATATATATATCTCTCTCTCCTTAAGAGAGAGAGATTATAATATATATAATATATAATATTATATAATAATATATAGCCATTCTGAACCTAACCTTTTTATAAAATCACGAATATATTTGAAAATGTGTTATTGGCACTAAAAAAGTAAAAGGGGGGGTATTTCAAAAGTTTTTGATATTTGTTTGTGCGGAACATCATGTATGTGATTTGTTGTGCGGCACGGTGCAGGTGATAGTACCACCCCGGTGGGGTCTAGGTATGGACGGATAGCTTAGGGGAGTGTACCGTATCTTAAAAGTTCTATTGAACTATTTGATTCCTAGAGCGATCAACTTCTGTTCAATGTCTTTTTCAAGCTGTTGCTCAGTGCGTTCTGTTTTATCCTCGGTCTCTACTTTATCAATGAATAGCCCCATAGTTTTCCCTAATAATTCCAGAGCGCGAACTTGTGTGCCGTCAGCGTCGCCGTCGCGGAGCGCAACCTGTTCCAGTTTTGAAATTACCTTTTCTGATCGAGAGAGCCTTAGCATGCGCTGTTCTTTCTCTTTATCAGCAAACAGGCCATCAATTCTTGCGGAGACCTTGGGGTTTACAGTCAAAGCATGTGCTTCTCTATGAATGCTTGCTGTATTCATGTTCTGGGTATCATAGGCCTCTCTATAGGCATCACTAAAGTTCTTGCCCTCAAAGACTGCCAGAGCGAATGTCTCTTGCTTGTCTGTTATCCCATGTTTGTTAGTGCCTGTTCTCTGTCTAGGCTTACCCTTGAGAGGCACAACTACGCTAGCCGCTGAGGCTTTTTCGTGGCTTGAGTTTTCATCTTTTGGCATGTTCTCATCCTGTTCTTTTGTTGGAACAAATATAGCCAATATACTGAACAAATCAAGAAATAGTCCTGAGAGCCAATATAAGCCCCTCTGAGAGGCCTTTGGGGTCTCAGGTATGCTAGGTCATATAAAACAGTGTTCTTTATTCGGATTATATCTGTTCTGTACTTGTTCTAATTTTCTTTTTTAAGTCATTGTTTTTATTGGATTAGGTACGTTTACCCCCCAAGGATAAAAAAGTTCTATTGAACTTTTCTTATTCATAGTCAGAACTATTCAAAACTGTTCAAAACTGTTGACCTCAGGGTTCCAGACTGCTAAGAGAGGGTATGCGGAGCCACCACCTGATTCGCGTGATTCGGTGGCACATAGGTTCCCCTGACCCATAGTTGGGTTCCTCTGCTACTGATAGGTCACTACGACTGCTCTAGTTTCGGATCATGAACTCAAAAAGGCAAATTTGCCGTCACTGGTTTTGGGCAGTACTTCATAGATCGGGAGTACTATTTCATGCATACAAGTTTCACTAACAGCCCTGTCTGGGCTGTTATGGCGACATTGTATGTCGGGGTATTCATGAGAATACTTATTTTTTCAGTCAGCCTAGAAGGATGAACAGATGACTAAATCAACATTTAAAGTTTCAGACGCAACCATCAACAAAGTAACACAAGTTGAAGCAGACGTTGCAGTCTTGAAATCTAATAACAAGGCAAACAATCAGGAAGCAAACACTCACAAAATGAGTGCTTATGGTGAGATCATTGCCTCAATTGCCCATGTCAAATTGACTAAAGGCAACTTGCCACGCGCAGTATCAAAAGAGTTATACACTGCTCTTCAGGATCATGTTGGCGTAAAGTTTGCAACTGCAAAGCGTTATGTTGAGAATAGTGTTGGAGCGGTTCGGTTAATCAAAAAAGAAATTGGTGACATACCGACTCAATACACTGGCGACGCAGTGGTTGCTGACTTGAAAGCACTAGAGATCGATAGCGAGAACAAGCTTGCTAAAAAGGTTAACAGTGATTCTGACAAGTCAAAGTCGCAACGACTTGCAGAGCAAGTTGTCGGTAAATGGTCAACCAAGAAAAATGACCAAGGCGAAAAAGAGCAGGGTGATGTTTTCATGGATGGTCTAACTGATGAAGAACTTGACGACTTCAATGACCATGTAAGAGAACTTATGGCCGCACGTCAGGCCTACCGTAGCACTAAAGCCGCCAAGGAAGCTGAGAAGCAAGCCGCTCAGGAAAATGTAGAAGTCAACACAAGTGTTGACGCACTACTTGGAGATGCGGCCTAATGACTAGCCGCCAAAGAGAAAAAGCCAAGCGTGATGAATTGCGCTTGGTTTACTATCATGGGTTCCTTTCTGGGATTGCCTTTGCGGCAATCTGGGTCGGGGTCGCAATTTTGTTTGGAGTAGCACAATTATGAAACAGATTATGTTAGTTCGTTTAAAGAAATTTCATGGCCGTTCTGGCCGATTAATTTAGGGATATTGAAAAATGAGATTTTCCACAGCTTCTGAAATATTAGAGTTCGCTATCAATTTTCAAATTGATAATCGAGCAAATGCTAGAGACGCAGAAATGCTTGTACCATACCTAAATGGTGGTGTTGGTATCGGTAAAACTACAACTGTAAATGATGCTCGACACAAGATAGCTAAACAGCGCGGTGTTGAGATGGGGTTCACACAAGTCAACTTGGCAGAGTATCCTCCAGAGGAGGTTGCCGGTTGGTGCATGCCAAATGAAAACAAGGATGCAATGGAACGCCTTGCGCCTGACTGGCTACCAAAAGAGGGCACATATGGCATTCTGTTTTTTGATGAGTTCGCTCAGGCAATTACAGCAATGCAAAATGTTGCATCTCGCATTCTAAATGAACACGCCATAGGTCAGCACAAAATACCTGACACATGGGCAATCGTTGCCGCAGGTAACAGAATATCTGACCGCGCAGGTACAAGTGTTATGCCTACGCATGTAAGAGACAGGCTTGCTTTT